CTCTTCCCATTGGCTACCAACCCAGTCGATCGGGTCATATGGTTCGTAGTAGAAATATTCCATAGCCTCCCAGCGGGTCCAATGGTACTCGGCCATGAGATGCTCGATTTTTTCGCTCACGTCATTGTCGTGGCCGTATTCCTGATAATCCTCCATAAGGTCGCGCTGGCGGGTGTTCATGATGCCCACCATGTAACCAAAAGCATCGCCAAGGCAAAACCAATGGCGCATGCGAGGGCTATATCGGCCAGCGGGTAGCGCTGGGGTTCGGGTGTGTAGTGTTCACGCATGGTCCGGCCCCTTATTTGTTCAAAATACATTCGCGCAGAGTACGCATTTCATCCGGCCAGCTTTGGCCGCAAATGTAGTCTGCGCCGTTTTCGTTCAAAGTAACGCGCGAATAAATACCGTGTTTTTGCCAAATGGACAGCGGCAACTCAATAATGCGAGCGAGGCGGTCTTTGGTATTTGCGCGACACCCTTTGCCAACCATGTTAACAATGTCTGACTTTTGCGACTCAGTTAATTCATAGGTGCCAGCTTCAAATTTTGAGGCGTGGATAAGGTTATACAGGTTTTCCATAATTTTCTCCGGTAGTTAGTTGGCTGCACAATGCAAGCCCCTAAGCCCTGACTCGCAGGGCTTAGAAAATGCATTAAGCGGCCAGTACTGCACCAGTCAATGGATCAGGGAAAGAATCATTAAAGCCCTGATAGTTTCCAATGTCCTTTACACGCATTGGCATGATGACCACTACCGCCGTGTTTTCGCCGTTATGCATGAGGCCCGCGTCGTTACCGCGCTGCACCAGTGCATAAACCTTGTTTTTACCGCCATAGTAGGTATTGAGCGCGTCATTACCCTGCACCAGATATTCCCAATTAAAGTTAGACGGCGTGTTATCGCCGGTAACTTGATCGTGGCGCGTGATAACACGCGAATAATCGGGATAACGCCCGTCTAATGGAGTAAAGCGAATGCCATCAATCATGTAATTACCGTCAGGTAGTGATTCGAGAATGACGGTATCGGCTTTCTTACTGATTTTCTTGCAAGTATCGATGGGGATAGTCATGGACCAAACGGCGCTTTGTTGGCCTTCCAAATTTTCAATTAACGCGCGGCCTGCAAACATGATATGGCCATTTGTGCCAATTACCGACGCAAAGCCAATGTGCGCTACTTTAATGTGAACGCCAACCAGATAGTAACGAATGTCTTTTTTAGCTGCACAGATAGCGGCGGCGCGAATAGCGGATGCTTGGATGCTGATTTTCATGGTGTTTGCCTTTAAGTGTTATCGGGACAATTCCCGCCACTGCCCGCATTACGGGCAGGGACTGGGACTGTCAGGCCGTCACCCCTTCGATAGCCGGTGCATCGGTGCAAATGCACACTATGCGTTCGAACTTAGGTGCACCAACTAAAGTTGTTACGGTGACGTTTTTGCCGGTGTGTAAGTAGCTTTCTACGCGCATTGGCTTACCATGCACTGTAATGATCTGGCCGATTTTGTATGATGCTTTGGGAATGTAAGCGAATTTCATGATGCTATCCTTTGTGTTGCATGGCGTTTTTGCCATGCAGTTAGTGTAACTGATTTTGTAGCGTGCAACATGTTTTATTGCACTATTTTGTAGGTGTTTACCCTTACATTTCTTGCACAATGTATGCACAATGCATTGTGTAAGATCGGGGGCAAAACAACGATTTTTATACACAATTTGCACAAAACCCCTAGGGTTTGTGCATTTGTGTAAGATTGTTGCGTCGTTTTTTGGGTGATAATTCGATGGGTGTTGAACTATTCAAAGGTGAACATGAGTGCAATAAAAAATAGGGCAGAAATAGCTCAAATGGTGCTAGATAGCATGGTTGGCGGTGCTTCTATGCGCCAGAGTTGTATCAAAGCCGGCATCGGTGCGAGCACATGGATTGACTGGGTGACTGCCGATCGCGAGCTTGGCGAACGCTATGCACGCGCCCGCGAAGGGTTGTTAGATGCCATGGTTGACCAAATTCTTACGCTGGCCGATGCACCGGTCCCGCTACTTGATAACGGCGCGACGGACCCCGGCTTAGTGCGTCAACGCCAGTTGCAAATTGACGCCCGTCGCTGGATACTGAGCAAGCTCGCGCCTAATAAATACGGGGACCGCTTGGATGTGTCCGTCTCTGACTCGAGGATTAGCATCACCGGCGCCCTGGCTGCCGCACAATCACGCCTAGTTGACGTGATCGACGTTACACCGCGCCTAAGTGCATCCAATGTGCAAGATGTGCAAGACGAGGGGGAGGGGTAGGGCCGAGCGGCAAGGGCCAACGGTGACGGAGCCTCCGCGAACAATTTTTATTTTTTCTAAATTATTTTTTTTAAAATATGCAAACCACAATCTACAAACCAGAAGATGAACAAGAGTTAATGGCATTACTTTGGAGTCCTGCATTAAGTAATAACCCACTGGCGTTTGTTAAGTATGTATTCCCGTGGGGTGTTAAAGGTACTCCGCTAGAACATTTCTCTGGCCCAAGAAAATGGCAGCGTGAGATTCTGCAAGATATAACTGACCATATTCAAAGTAACCAAGGTAAAGTAGATTACCAAGTAATGCAGGAAGCAATATCATCAGGCCGTGGTATTGGTAAGTCAGCATTAGTATCATGGTTGACTATATGGATGCTGACTACTCGTATTGGTTCAACGACTATTATTTCAGCCAATAGTGAAAATCAGCTTCGCAGTATTACTTGGGCTGAGATTACTAAGTGGCTGGCAATGTCACTTAACTCGCATTGGTTTGAAGTTAGTGCTACAAGATTGGCTCCGGCCAAGTGGTTGACTGAGTTGGTAGAGACGGACTTGAAGAAGGGTACGCGCTACTGGGGTGTTGAGGGCAGGCTATGGTCAGAAGAGAATCCTGATGCTTATGCTGGGGTTCACAACTTTGACGGTGTGCTGGTGATCTTTGATGAGGCGTCTGGTATTGCTGACCCGATCTGGGCTGTCACTGGTGGATTCTTTACTGAGAACACGCCCAATCGTTTTTGGCTGGCGTTCTCGAACCCACGGCGCAACACGGGGTACTTTTATGAGTGCTTCAATAGTAAGAGGGCGTTTTGGCAGACTAAGGTGGTGGATGCTAGGACGGTGGAGGGGACGGACAAGCAGGTGTATGAGCGCATCATTCAGGAGTACGGGCCGGATAGCAGCCAGGCGCATGTGGAGGTTTATGGGATGTTTCCGAGCGCTGGGGATGACCAGTTTATATCTAGTGATATTGTGGATGAGGCGATGAAACGGCCAAAGTACAAGGATCAGTCGGCACCTATTGTGATTGGTGTAGACCCTGCGCGGTTTGGTGCGGATGCTACGGTGATTGCGGTGAGGCAGGGCAGGGATATAGTAAAGATCATGCGGCATCGGGGTGATGACACCATGACGGTGGTGGGCCATGTGATTGAGGCAATAGAGGAGTACAAGCCTACGTTGGTGGTGATTGATGAGGGCGGGTTGGGGGCTGGGATTGTGGATAGGCTCAAGGAGCAGCGGTATAAGATCAAAGGGATCAACTTTGGCAACAAGGCCAAGAACCCTATAATGTATGGAAATATGCGTGCCCAGATGTGGGGGGATATGCGGGATTGGCTCAAGAGTGCGAGCATTCCAAATGACCGGTTCTTGAAGACGGACTTGATTTCGCCTATGATGAAGCCTGATTCACGTGGAACCATCTTCTTGGAAAGCAAGAAAGAGATGAAAGCTAGGGGGCTGGCTAGTCCTGATGCGGCAGATGCAATATGCGTTACATTTGCATTTCCTGTGGCGCACAGGGAGTACACTGAGAAAACCCAAAGGGTATACTCCGGCCAGAAAATTGTAGCAACTGGATGGATGGGGGCGTAAGATGGCGACAAAGAAAGTATCTTTATCAGTAGGCCGTGGCGAAAAGTTGCCTACTTCCAAAGGCGCTGGACTGACGGCCAAAGGTCGCGAGAAGTACAATGCCGCAACTGGTAGTAACTTAAAAGCGCCACAGCCTCAAGGTGGCGCACGCAAAGACTCATTCTGCGCCCGTATGTCTGGCGTGCCTGGGCCAATGAAAGATGAAAAGGGTAATCCCACCCGCAAAGCTGCTGCACTAGCAAGATGGAAGTGTTAATCATGGCTACTAAAAAAATGAATCCGTTTGGCAAAGGCGAATCCAAAAAGATGGAGTCTTCTGAAAAGAAAATGGCTCCTACCAAAAAAGCCTATTCCGCTATGGAAAAAA